CGAACCTCCTACCGCCGTTAATCGGTCCAGCTAGGGAGTTTTGACTAAGCTCCCCACTTAGGATCCTATTGGTTTGAAACCCAAACCGGTTCTAAGCCGTAGTCTACACCCGTAATTCGGGTAGCCTATCTCATTCATCGATGAAACATGAGCCAGCGTTAGCAAGCCCATGCTATCGCAACGTGAGAGAGCTATAAGTGATTATCGTTCTCCCTGGAGGAGGGGATACTGGATTCACTGTTATGTACTGTTGAAGTACTTGCACCCGGTTATCTCGGGAATCAACGAGGTTCCGGTCCCTGCAAGGGTGGATCTAAGTGACCTTCTCTTTGGCCGGTCTGGCCATCAATAAGATCGAACCTTAAATCGCCTCTTAAGGACGGAGAGTAAAACTCTCTTTCGGTCGACGGTTGATGTTCCACAGGGTCATGTGACTCATGTGAATTACAAGTACGATAACGCTTGCTCGATGAGTGGGTGAATGTCGCTGGGATCCTCTTAGGGGGTGAAAAGACACATACTATGGCATGACCTGCTCCATGGGTGAATCACCCGTTTAGAGAGGTTTTACCGTTATGCCTCTAATCACATACTTAAGGGACCCTTATGGCGACGATGATAAATATTCTGTCATCTGACTTTGGAACGATGATCCCCTTAAATGGGTAGTATCAATCCTCGGGCCTTGGAGTTGGAAACTCCCCGCCTTAGATCTTATCTATCCCGGTTACATGTCCGTTAGCCATTAAACATATTAATATTTAACATGCGTGCCACATTAGTTCTGTTTCAGAACCCGCGACATGTCCTCTTCATGGATATTGACCCAAACCGGGCTCAGGGTTGTTTCGTGGTCTTAGACCCGATAGACCGGAGCCACCTATTGTATCTATCGGAACGAGCTTATCTTGATTATTCAAGAGTAGCTCTATCCAATGATAGTTCATTAGTGGTCCTAAGTCGTCCTGGAGACGATGTAGCGGGTTTACAGGAGCAACGGCGGTCATCTCAGGGGCCCTCTAGCTCTCCGGATAAAACCGGAAAAGGTTCAAGGGTTGAGAATTCTCGCTCAATTCCTGGATCACAATCTGACATGCATAATCCATCATACGTCGGCCATCGGAGTCCTTCATTCTATGAAGAATTAGGGGTATCCGAAGTTGCGTTACGTAATGTGTATGGGTTAGATATCGATCGGATAACTACCGAAGATCTGAAAAGCTTCGTTAGAGACTTCCTCGATGTTGATCCTTTGACAAGAGTGAAAACTCTTGTTCAAAAGGCTACTGGCTGGTTTAGCCGGTGGCGTATACCATTAAGTAGCGATCGGGAAACGGGATTACTGGTCGGTTCGGAGAGAAATCTCCTACTTATCCTAAGACATTGGGGATCACTCCTCTTTGTCCGGATAGGATTCCAACTGTCATCTTTGTCTCTTCGATTTTCTCTATTACAGATCTCGCGACATATTTCTCTTATTGCCCGGTCCCAGGGAACATTATCAGCTATCCTTCGTATGAAGGTGGCTTTACATGTTATCTGGGGATACCTTGGGGGCCAACGTGTCTTAGACACTCGGCACCTAGGGTTTCCGGTTCAGTTATCACATGGTCTTCCTTCTTTTATCCCTTATCGGGTGCGACAAGCTATTCGGGATGGTAACATCCCTACTATTCGCTTTGTCACATCGCTGTTATACTCTTATCGAGCAATCCAGGCTGAATGGAAGACACCGTCGTTTGATACTATTGTTAATAGTCCTTTTTCGAAACCAATTAGTCACTTTACAAGTTCCATTCCGTCTTTTACAAGATGGATTGAATCTTTTGGAGTGAAGGTTCGTTTTCCGGATTTAAATCCAGAAACCTCACCTTTTTCGGTTAAGACAGGGGCTAATTATCACGTAGCACCATTATCGGCGGCTGCGGACTTGAAGGCTTGGATAGGTGTTCCTGTGAACCATGTCTTGAATTTTATTCAAGGCACGGGTCAAGTTACTCTGCAACGGGTATGGGCGGAGATAGTAGAGGAGGTCTCTTTTCGAGATCTTACACATATCTATCGACGCTCACACTTCCGGCTCGGTAAACTGGCCGTTAAACAAGAGGCCGCAGGGAAAACACGTGTCTTTGCGATCACCGATTGGTGGACTCAATGTGCATTGCGTTCTCTCCATGATCACTTGTTTCAGCTGCTCAAATCCCTTCCCACTGATGGGACTTTCGATCAGGATGCTGCAGTCGATACGTTTCGAGTCGAGTATGCGAATACTCCACTTTATTCGTTCGATCTGTCAGCAGCTACCGATAACATTCCTGTAGTCTTGTCTGAATCTGTCTTAGCCTATTGGCTGGGACCAGAACAGGCTCGTCTCTGGAAGTTATTGATAGTTGATCGGGAGTTTGATCTTCCTTATAAAGTTCCAGGAAAACCCGTTCGTTATGGACGTGGTCAACCTATAGGAACTTTATCCTCTTGGGCTATGTTAGCCATTACTCATCACGCACTCGTCCAGCTTGCAGCAATGCAAGTTGGTAAATTCCCTTACAAGGGATACCGAGTGTTGGGTGATGATATTGTAATTTCTGGGACGGAAGTAGCTGAGGCATATCGCTCAATTTGCTCTGAGTATGAGATCCCAATTAATCAGAAAGGTTTCAT